TTATTTAATTACATAAGCATATATAACTAGGTCTTGCTTATTACCTTCAAAGTCATCAATTCGAGTAATCCCATAATCGGTACCTCTGAAGCGTACCTTCATATTTGTATCAATATCATTACGCCATCTGATTTTGAAAATAGCTTCTACTTTGTATTTAATTGCAGCCGCTCCAAAAAATTCATCTGCTGAAGCTTGTCGATAATATGCCCAAATGTTTTCTCCGCTGGGTAACGGTTCCCATTCTGGAATCCGCTGTCCCATTTCATCTTCTGTCCATGTTGCCGTTATAATTGTTATTTTTTTATCCTTTTTTTGAGTTGTAGCCATTATAATTCTCCCTTCCTTATAAGGCTCTTAAAAATTCATCATGATGCTCAAACAATCCAACATAAGCATCTAACATGCTTGCTGTTCCATCTATTCGCATCTTAGCCGCTTGATTTTTTACTGGTACAATGTTGCCGTTACGATCTGTTTCCACACCTGTATTTGTTAAACACCATTTGAGAATAGGTGAATTGTTGTAATTAATCTTTTTCGCTTGCAAATCTGCTCCCATCTGCTGCATAGGAAGGCTTAAAGTTTTAGCCCCTTGAATACATCTAACCATTTTAAAGCCATGTTGCTCCATTTCTTCTACCCAATATTTAGCTGAATAACTATCATAATAAACCCACAAAGGTGTTATTCCGTAATTGTTGAGCATTTCCACAAACCAAGCTGTTATATCACCGTAATTTATGCTATTTCCGTTACAAAGACGTAATAGTCCTTGTTCTAGCCATTTATCATATGGAATCTTATCCATTTGAACTCGTTTTTCAAAACTATCACGTGGCAGCCAATACATTTGATGAATAAACCGTTTTTGAGTGTCTTTATCCACAAATAAAAGAGTTGCACAAGATAAGTCAGTAGTAACACTTAAATCCGCTCCACCAATAGCATAGCAATTTCTAAAATGCTCTATATCGAATGTTTCCTCGTTGTTTATATCATCAAATGTAAGCCATGCGCTCTTTATTGTATCTCTGACATTAAAGTCCTTTGTAAGCAAACCGCTTAGATCGCTAGGGTTATTCTTTGCCTTTTCTACTTTTCTTTCTAAATCATCTAGTTTCTTGATTGATCCTAACGCTGGGTTTGCCTTTTGCCATGCTGCAGGGTCTGTCCATTCTTCTTTTGAATCTAATTCGTAAAGAATCGGTAAAAAACTATCATCTTCAAATTTACCGTCTACCACATTACAAGCATAAGAATACATATCATCAAATATATTCTCCCTAACTGTCCCAGCCGTTGTAATCATGATTAACATAGGTTGTTGTCGTGCTGATTGACTTTGCTTCATAACTTCATATAAATTTCGGTCTAAAATTGAATGTAATTCGTCAATAATAACCATGCTGCTATTAAGTCCATCTAATGTGTTACTGTTTTTTGCCAATGGCATAAGTTTAGACATCGTAAGCGGAAAATACAGATCACTTTTTCGTTTCTTAATATGCTTAGATAAATTAGGACTTTGTTGAATCATGCTATGAGTTTCATCAAATAAAATACGGGCTTGGTCACGCTTTGAAGCTATACTATAAACTTCCGCTCCACCTTCTCCATCTGCAATGAGCATATAAGCCGCTATTCCTGCTAACATTGTTGTTTTTCCATTTTTTCGTGATACATAGAATAAACTTTCACGATAACGCCTAAAGCCTGTTTCTCTATCCACAAATCCAAATAGAGCAGCTATGTACGCTTTTTGAAATAGTTCTAACTCAATTGCCTTACCAGCCCATTCTCCTTTGCTATGCTTGCAAAAACGCTCTATAAATTCAATAGGTTTATTTGCCTTGTCTTCATCAAAGACATATTTGTCTGGGTTTGCTATATCCTCAATTAATCGTTTATATTGCCTATAAACTCGCTTAGAAACCGTTACTTCTCCTGATTCAATTGCATTCCAATACTCTTGTATATAATTCACGTTATCACCTCTTAATAAAGTCAATTAATTCATCTTCTTTTGGTTTTGGATCTGTTGGCGGTAATAAATCTACTAATTGTTTATATAAAAGGCTGAAACGCTGTACAGTTGTGTTATAGGCTTTTAACGCTGGATGTTCCCTTAAAAATTCTTGTTTACCTTGTTTAAACATTGCTGTCGGTCCTTCTTCATTCACTTGAGTTTTTAAAGCTTCTAAAGTAGTTTGCATAAATACAAGCTCATTATATAAACTCTGTGCTATTGGTAGACGATCCTTAGGAATCTGCCTTAATATCGTTTTAAGCTTTTTCATATCGCTAGAAACTGCTGTAACTTTCTTAGAAGTTCTCATATAATCACCTTCATTTTTTGTTTTTTCATCCCTCCCTTTATATAGAAAGTCATGGAGAGGAAAAGAAAGCCTCCTCCTCGGTCCTCTAGCCATGCCTTTTTCTTAAATTAATGGGGGGTATGTTTTACTTTTGAATCAAGTTTCCTTTGCTATCGAATGCTAATCCATTTGCACATATCTCGCTGCTATGATGTTCTTGGTTATGGCACGTTTGGCATAGTGCCTCTAAATTGTCCCAATTCAACGTTATATCGGGATTATTAATGTTTTGCGGTGTAATATAACGCTTATGATGGCAAATAACAGCTATATCACCGCATCTTTCGCATAAATAGTGCTTACTTTGCATGAATCCGTCCTTACATTTACGCCATGTTGCACTGTTATAAAAAGATTTTGCATAATCCTTAGCCATTTTTCATATTCCTACCTAATACAGTCAATGCCGCTAATAGATTGTCGATTGTTCGCTTTAATCGTTCGCTATCTTGATTTTGTGGATCATACCACAACTGTAAGAGAAACTTTGTCACTGTTTGTGCTAATGGATGTACTGATGTATCATCTATCCATGTTCTACCTGTTGTTACCTCAAGATAAGACGGAATAGATTCTAATAAGGGAATGATGATCGTGTCGTTGTCTGTTCCATCTACCCTTAGTGCATCCCTTGCTTCTTCTATGGTAATTAACAATATTACTCACTCCTTTAATAAAAGGGATACCAGCGTTGTAACTGATACCCCTTCATACTTTGTTGGCTTATGCTTGCTTTTTAGATAGTTTAATAAATGCTTCTGGTACAAGTGGTTTCGTATCTGCAATTGCCATTGCTCGGTAATCGACTAACCCACTCTTAAAGCTTGATTCTCTTGATGTTTCAATCATTACACCTTGCGGCATGTTGTAACCCATGTACTGGAAGTTTCCTAGAATAATAGTGTCATCCTCGATATTGTCATCAATGACTACTTCTTTACCTAGAATGTATCCAATGCTTTCATTCTTTGGATCCGCAATAAAGATAGGTCGTCCATTTGCATCCACAAGGCTATATACTTCGTTGTATAGTGTAGCGTTACTCATAGCCCATTTTGCCCCTGCTGCATATCCTCGCTTAAGCATAGCCAGTGCTTTTGTAAAGTCTGTATACTTCCCTGTATTTTCAAAGCTATTTGTATCATTCCATGTAACACCTGTTACTAGCCCTGTACCTTGACCACTTCCAGTACCATTCACTAAAGCATCTGCAATTGCTTCCATTACACAATTAGTAAGTTCATCAGTCATATATGCTTCAAATGCTTGGATAGACATTTTCTTAGCTGCAGCACTGATTGAGAATACTTTAATGATCTCATAGCCTTTAAATGATACAGTTGCCGTTGCAACATTTTCACTTTCTACTGGCGCTCCTTCTACATGCCATTGTGCCTTACTAGAAGGTGTTCCAATTGGTACGCTGATATTAGTTGGGATATTAAAGTTACGGCAATGTGAGATTAATCCGCCCATTGTACGTGCTTTCTTGATAACCTCATTTAACGTAGTTGTAGGTAATACAGCCGCACTATTCGTTGTTGTGTTAAATGCATCTGCTCGGTGTTCCGCTTCTTGAATTTCCATCGCTCGGTTAAATGTTCTTGTTTCAATATCTGTAAGCTTTTGCCCTAGCATTGTTTTATAGAATGCACTGCGGTATTCTGCGCTACCAAAAATATTTTCTGTTGGTACTTGTTGCCCCTGGTTAAAGTTCATTCCAGTAATCGGATTGAATTGGCTACGTTGTGCCGTTCCTTCGTTTGCTGGTGGTGTTTGAGTTTGACTTTGTTGTGCTTGTTTTTCTTTTTCTTTACTGTTATTCATCGCTTGTTGTAACCCTTCAATCTCAATATTGATAGATGTAATATCTGCATTCGGATCAGTCTCAACTGTACCCTTAATTTGTGCTGCTCTTGTTTCCATTTCTGCTAAAGAATGATTACGATAAAAGTTAAACGCCTCTGCTACTGTAGTGAATTTCATATTCTTACACTCTCCTCATTAATAATTGATTAATTTTTATTTTTAATGCTTGTCTTTCTGTTGATTTCAACATTTCCCATGAACTTTCAATAGCTGTCCTTGCCTCCACACTCGTTTGAGGATATGCAGGAAATGGACAAATACTAAACTCATAGACTTTTTCAATTTTGGTTATTGTTCTTGTGTTTGTCTTTGCATCGAATTGGCTGCCGCCTTCTGGTACTTTAAAAGCAAAGGACATTCCCGATAGGTCTTGGCGCCTTACTGCCGTATAAACGCTTTTTCCTTCTTCGGTTTCTGGTAATTCCGCCCTCATTGTTAATCCTGCCGAATCTAACGCAAAGGACATTGTTTTAGGTGTTCTTGCTAAAGGGATTTTACTCATATCATGGTTATACAGTAAGCGAATATCCGATAAATCAGCTTTATCTAATGCGCCCCTTTTAATAATCTCGATATATTCCCCAAATGGTGCTTTTATAGTGGTAGGTTGATCGTAAACAATCGGTCTACCATTTAGAATAAGGCTGCTGTCACCTGCCGGATCGGCTGCTCTTAGTTCTGCTACTCTTAATTCTTTCATTGGTTATTACCCCCTTGTTCTTTAAGTTGATATTGATCGGCTTTTGCTGCATTAACTACATTTAATGTTTGTAGTCGCTTGTCACCGTCCTCAACTGGTGGTAAATTCAATATTTCTAAAGCTTGATTTATGGTAAATAACCCATATGGTGTAAGCTCTTTTAAAATATTTGTTTTGGTTGTATTACTTGCAAATTGGAGCCTATTTGCTTCAAAGATGATTGAATTTCCAAACGCTTGTTCACGCTCGGTAAACAACTTTTCTGTAAGTTCTAAAGAAAATTGAACGGCTAAAGGCTCTATAACACTTTCATAAAATGCTGACCATTCATCCTCGTTATAGGTACTATTTACAATCTTTTCGCTAATACCTAAATACTCGTATATCTTCTTTTTCACTGAATCTAGTTGTTTATCATCAATAGAAACTGGCTTTAATTCAAGTGGTACATAATCATACTTGCTATCTATTGCAGCAATACCACCGTTGTTACTTACGCTTAAATAATCGTTTGTAAATGCTTCTTTTTCTTCCCTTAATTTGTCAGGGCTTAATACTTGGTTATATTTCAATATGCCCCTAATCGTTGCATTCGATTTTATAGAATTTCCTAATCCCTCATTTTGCGTATGAGCAAGATCTAACGTGGATAGGATTGCCGTGTTAGTATCGCCTAATAGATCGTTACTGTTAAAGAATCTTCTCGCTACAAATACCTCTGTAAAAGGTAATGTGACTTGTTTTCCATTAGCAAATAAGAAACGGCAATACATTTCCCCTGTTAGGTCTGTTATGTACTCCACACTCTGTGCAAATAAGGGATAAATGGCTTTTAAATTGCCTTTGTCATCCTTCTGCAGGTATGCAAAAGCATTATTGTATAAGTAGTAATGTGTTACCAATTTATAAAGCAGATCATAAGCCGTCATATAGGGGTTTGGTCTTACTTGTAATATACGGTTTAAATAATAGTCACCGTCTTTTCGTTTTTCCGATGCCGTTACAACATGCGTTCCTTTTAGCTTTGCTGCATTTCTCGCTATACTATCCACAGCCGCCCTATAAATATCGCTTTCATAAGCATTACCGCTAAAAGGTGTAAATATTGCAGCCCCACCGCTCATAACATCGGCTCTTTCTGTTTTCTGCGGTTCTTCTTTTTTGCGGTTGAATATCCTACCAAAGAAACTAGCCATTTACTCCCCTCCTTTCAATTATCCATTTTTCTTTCTATCTGTTCCGATTTCATTCATTAATGGTTCCCATTCTGACAACCTCTTTACCCGATAGTTTCATCTTCTTAAGGACATAACCTGTACGAATATAAGGACTATCTTCCTCAAAACAATGTGCATCCCTATGCCCTTCACCTTTTCCATGATGATGAAATTTAGAACAATATTGACACCATGTGCTAAGGTTTCCTGCTGCGTCTCTTTCAATTGCTAATACGATTGGAGCTTTTTTAGTTGCCATTTCTATCATCCTTATTCATTTGATTAGTACCAAGAGTTCTAGACAGTTCCATCGCATTTCTTATTTAGTACTTCCGCAAAAACATTGTCATATCAACATATTCTCCGCCTTAGTTCTTAAAGTTCCAAAAGTACCACGTTTTTTCAAAGTACATATATATGGGTTTTATAGAAAAAAGTTATGAATAGTTTTTTTCTATAAAATATATATTTATTTTCTTAGTACTCTTGGTACTTTTAGTACTATTCGTATTGAATACTTGCTATATCAATGTTTTTAGGAGTACCAAATCTATAAAATGAACTTTATTTTCTTAGTACTCTTGGTACCCCTTAGTTATTAGGTGGATTTTCTTCAAAATCAAAACCTAATTGTTGGACAATCTCTTTATTTATAGTTACAGCATTGATTTTTCGCCCTTTATGGCTAATTTTTTGATAATCAACTGCTTTCCCATCTAAAACATTAGGAACAGTAAATCCCCTTTTCAACCACTCTTTTCTAGTCCTTTTTTCTTCTGGTCCTAAGAACTCTTTTAAAAAAGATGGTGTTAAACAAATTGAACTAAACTTATAAATTGCTTTGATATTTTTGGGAGCATAGTCATAATAAATACCATCCCTATTACTATCCAAGTAAGTTAAAATTTCATGCAATAGTTCTTTTGGTTTATCTATTGCTTTATTTTCTTGGGCAATTTCGTCAAAAAGCTTGTCTAGTTGCTCAAGATCTACACTAACCTTGAAAAATTCTTTTAGGAGTCTACCTGCATAATGGACTGTTGCATAATAAAGGGATAATCTTGTTAAAACCTCATTTCCCTGTGCTTTATTCATATAAAAATCTTTAAATTTATAAAAAGATGGGAGCAACTCCTTCTTACGTACTTGGTACTGTTTTAAAAACTCTAAACCAATTACCCCATAATTTATTTCTAGCCCCTTATATAAATCAGCGAAAAATATATAATCTACTCCTTCAAATGGGCTATCATTTAAACTCACAATTCGAGCAGCAGCTCCCCCAGCTTTAGATGCATATTCATTTAGACTTACTTCTCCAGTAGTTAACATGATATTTTTCCATGTATTTTCTCTTTGCGAACCACTAAGAGAACCCCTACCTTTAGACTTTCCTCCACTGAAGTTATAAACAATGGATTGAAGTAATCTTTCATCCGCTTTACGGCTATCATCCATTAACAAAGGAAAACTGTTTAAGAAGGATGCTTTACGTTCAATACTAACTTTAGTTGCGTTAAATTCATTTACAAGTTCACTTGTCCCCCACACGCTGGCTGCAACTTTTAATACGCTTGTTTTTCCTTTTGAGGTTCCGCTAGAAAGATCCACAATGAAAGGATCTATTTTTAAATCATGAAGCAGTACACTAGCAAAGGATGCTAATACAAAAAATAATGCTCTCGGATGGGCTTTAATACGATTAAATACTTCATCTATCCACCCTTGGACTGTCCCAGCTACTTGGAATGATTCAAAGAGTTGCTGCTCTCCTTGATCGTTAGGCAGTATTTCATAATCTGTTGTTAGTAATGGATGGGCCAAACCACTTTTCACATAACCTAGACGGTCTACCATAAGCCCTCTATCAATCTCGGTAAACGCTAAAACCTTATCAAAGTAATCTATTAACTGCTTTATGTTATTATCATTTGAAGGAAACCCTTTATCTGCTAATGGCATCATCTCTTTCTTAGTGACCAATGCTCCAGCGGGAACAATCTCTGTGACGACCTTCCCTCTATCATTCCAGGTTAACTCATAATATAATTGTTGACGTTCAACGTTATGTAGTTCCCTTTTGAGAATCGGAACATGTCTAGCAACCATGATTTCCCGTTCATCAATTTCCCCGTTCTTAACTTTAGTTTCCACTCTATATAAAGCATTATTCTTCACCTTATAAGGTGATGGAATATTTACAGGAGTGATAGAATCCTTTCGATTTATCTCACCATCGTTTGCTATTCCCTCATCCGATTTTTCTTCATTTACCTTTTTATAGGCTGAATTAACAACCTTTGTAATATCCTTAATAAGAAAACCTTTTTTGAAGGAAACAAAGTATTTGTGAGCCAATTTAAGACTGGACAATACTTCCTTTTTGCTCACCTTACAAATTAATAACCTTCTTGCTAAATCATAAAAATCCCCATCACGTGAACCGTTAGTTTCATATGGGTAACTCATAGGTGAAGGTGTTTTTGCACCATTCCATGCTTTATATAAAAACTGTGGGAGCTCGTCCAATTTTTCTAGACTTTGGGTAACTAGATAACGCCCTTCTGTATTTTCGGTTGGGAATACGATATAACCCTTTTCCGCTGCACGTGTATCTTGTGTTAACCCTAAACGATTAACGTAATTCTGATACTGACCTTCTTTTTTCGTTAAATCAGTTTCATCTTTGAATATAAACTGCCAACCATTAGGGGTTTTAATTAAATGATGATGAATGTTTTCTCCTTCAAGTAATTCCCTTAGTAATTGACCTTCTTTAGAATCGTCAATGTCGACAATGAAAATACCTTTTGGAACCACGCATCCTATCCAACCACCTTGATCCAGCCATCCATCAATTTTGTCGCAATCTAATGAATGCGTGGTTTTCCAAGAACCTACTGGTGTTTTTGCTTTTTGATACTCTTGATTGCCCTTTGCATATCCAGTAAGCTTAATAATTTTTGCTCCAGGCATAATGTTGTTAATTGTTTCTGTATAATTCACTGCAGTAGATAACAACTTTTCACCTCCCTTGTCACAAGACGAACTCAATGTTAAAATATAAGTAGACAAATAATTGTTCTTGAAGATATATGAATTCACAGTTCATATATCTTTTTTTATTGCTCTCCATTTTTTCGTTTCACAACCTCATCGAATAATCCATCTTTTATTTTCTCTACCTTTTCATACTCTGCACTTAACTCATTCACTGTATGGCGGATCAGATTCCAGTACACCCTAACTTTAGTATGATGTTCATTAAAGTAAGCCATTTGGTCACCTTTGTACGCAGCTTCATTCATACTCTCAACTAAATGCCCTAAAAGATTTTCTACATCAACTAATGTCGCTACACTTAAACCGATCGAACCAACTTCATGATCTAATTCTCGAGTAAGATTTTTTAATGGTTCCAATATGATTCCTCCTTATTTACTACTATTAAGCTCACGTAATCTTTGCTTCGCTTCAGACTCCATAGCTTCCAAAATTTCAGGATGTTTTTTTGCTACAGCACATCTTTTTCTTACTTCGTGCCCTTTCATCATTCTTGTCGCAGATAATATTCCATTCATTTTTTTCACCTCACTCTTTTCCAATTAAGGTTGCTGCCCTCGTATTAGCTATAAGTCCCAACATTGCATTTATTTTCGGTCTGCTCGACCATCTGACCAACAAAATATTAATAACTTTTCATATTTTCATAGTTTCCTATTTATCCTTACGCATCCAATCAAGAATATCCCAACGATTCAAACGAATAACTTGTCCCCTTTTAAAATAAGGTATTTCATTTGTAGCTATTAATGATCGTACAGTTGGAATACTTACTTTCATATATTCAGCCGCTTCCTTAATTGTAAAAATATCATCTTGCATTTTTTCTTCCTGCAGTTCCTCTTTTAACTCACGTAATAAACTTTTTAAATCCGAACGGGAAGTTATCAACGTATCATCTGCTAACTCAAATTTTAAATTCACTACTCACCCTCCTTTTTAATAAGTTCTTTAAAGTAAAACATTCAATATGATAGATATACATAGTTATCATGGTTTTTACTACTATTTGTTGTATTTTCTTGTTGCAAGACAATAATATACCTCATTTAGTTGTTTTGTCAACGGTTTTTATTTATTTTTACTTCATTTAGTTGTAATCGTTAATGTTTTTCCATATAATACAAGCAAGGAGGGTTAAAAACATGCAAGAAAACATAGGTAAGGTAATTAAAGAAATTCGAAAGGCGAAAGGAATTTCAGCATTTGTATTAGGAGAAATGATAGGAGTATCTCAACAAGCAATTTCTCAATACGAAAACGGCAAAAGAAAAATTTCCTTTGAAATACTGAATAATATAGCTAAGGCACTTAATGTTCCTATGGATACTTTTTTATTTGTAAATCCTGAAGCGATAGAACAGAAAATAGCTGAAAAAGGTGTAGAGGCTTTAGAAAAGGAGCCAAGTTTATTTAACGATAAAACAGCTAAAGGACTACTAAAACTTTCAGATGACCTAAACTCCTTTGAAAGCTTCTTAGAAAGTCTGGGTTATCATAAGGAGACTCTTAATACTAACGGGGAATATCATCTAAATTTAAGTCCAACTAGTACAAACCAAATAACCAACACTGAAACAAATGAACATGTTATTTTAAGCGGTCGTGAATACCTTGATTTTTATGAAAGAATATCTAGGATTATTGATTTTGAATACAATGAACTAAAAAGAAAAAAGGATTCTACTAATGCTATGAATCAGTTATTTGGAAACACTGAACTATTATAGGTGGACTACCTGCCTATAATAGTTAATTTATTATATTGAGGTGATAAAATGGCTTCATTCCAAAAGTATGAAACAAAACAAGGCTATAAATGGTTATTAATCGCTGAAATTGGTATTGATCCAGCAACAGGGAAAAGAAAACAGAAAAAAGTAAGAGGCTTTAAAACAAAAAAAGAAGCCCAATTAGCTGCAGCAAGCATAGAGCAAGAAGTAGCTAATGGAACTTACATCAATGAACCTGACATATTATTTAAAGATTTTGTGCAAGAGTGGCTTAACATCTACAGCAAAAGCACCAAAATAAGTAGCCTACGTGTTAGACAAAAGCAGTCGGATAAATTAGTCGACTTTTTCGCAAACATCAAAATGAAAGATATAACAAAAAAGATGTATCAAACAGCTTTAAATGAGTTACATGATAAAAGATATGCGTTTAATACACTTGATGGCATCCATACAGCAGGTAGAATGATTTTTAAAAAGGCTATAGAGTTACAAATAATAAAATTCAACCCTACAGATAACGTAAAACTCCCTAGAAAGGTGGAGACAGTAGAAGATATAGAAAACGATAAGAAGGCTATAAAATACCTGGAAAAAGAAGAATTAGCACATTTCTTGCAGGTCGCAAAGGAAAAGGGATTAGATAACGATTATGTATTTTTTTCTGTTTTAGCATACAGTGGTTTGCGTGCTGGGGAATTATTGGCTTTAAAGTGGACCGATGTAGACTTTGAAAACAATACTATCAAGATAACCAAGACGTTATATAATCCAGATAACAATAGCCAGCGCTATCATTTACTTACACCTAAAACTAAAGGCTCTATCAGAACCATTAAAATGGATCATGGTATCATGAAATTGCTAAAAAGCCATAAAGCAAAACAAAATGAGTTAAAGCTATACACACGCCCTAAATACGTAGATCAAGGCTTTATTATTACAAAAGCAAGCGGCTATCCTGAAGTAATTAAAATGGTTCAGAATAGATTAAAGCGCCTTATAAAGTTATCCAATATAACAAAAAATATTACTCCTCATTCATTTAGGCATACACATACATCGTTACTTATTGAGGCTGGTGTAGGTATTAAAGAAATACAACAACGTTTAGGGCATACAGACATCGAAACTACTATGAACATATATGCACACATGACAAAAAATATGGAAGAAAAAGCCTCTCAAAAGTTCAGCGAACTAATGAAAGGCTTCGTAATTTAA